GGTACAGCGTTGCCCCAACGGTAAAGTACTCCAGCTCAGCAACTGCTGCGAGGCCGGAGTCTTCGTTCACGTAGTCTGGCGCTGAGTCATGCTGCAATCCGGTAAACGTAAACCCGCGGACTTTGGAGCCGCTGTCCAGCCTGAACATATTGTTCTGTGCCAAACCATTGGGCAGCGACAGCTTCGTTGCACGTAGGTCGTACCCGTACAGCAGGCAGTTCACAGGGACTTCTGTGTCCGGCTGAACCGTATACTCACCGGGGTAAACAATCACACCACACGGGACTTCGAGCGCCGCGGCTTTTGCAAGCGCCGCGCCAATAGTCGCCAATGAGGCGCCGAGGCTAGTCCCCGTGTTTGCATCGCTGCCGCCCATCGTCACGTAGAAAGTGCGCTCTACAGTGTACGAATCAGCAACGCCAGCCCCAGCAGGGATCATACCTGCAGGCCACTGGAAATCGGAAGGGATTACGATTTCATCCGCTGAGACAACCAGCGGCGTAGGTAGCGCCGTCGGCGCCAAGCTCAGCGTATCTAGGTCTGTCTCGTGGCCGGCCCCGTAGGACCTATACCACGCGATGCCGTAGCGCGCGGACTGCGGAATGTAAACGTCGTAAACTTCGCCACCCGGAAACCCGAGCGAATACGAGAACTCTCGCCGTAGCGAGCTTACCAGCAACGTGTTGTCTGAATGGACAACCGTCTCGCCGATCTTGTTGTTGAAGCCGTTGTACCAGTCGATACCCGCGGTAAGGCCGTCGTTAGCAGGATCGCCGCTGTCCGTGAACCGTTGATACCCGAGGCGTAGTGTGTACGTCTGGCCGAGCTCAAGCGGGACAGAGTACTGCATGTACGCAGTCCCCATACCAGCGAACCGGTAGACTTTTCCGTTCAGGCCGGTGGCGAGCGCGCCGCCCGTCAGGGTAAAATAATCAGGGGCATCACCGGGGCGATGCTCACGGAACAACGCGGTTGTGCTAGTCAGGTTTCCCACGGTCACGCGCAGCTCGACAAGGCTGCCCGGGCCAAACGCTTGCGGGATCGTCTCCTCGGCGCCGCGCACAACAGTCAGCACATCGCCGGCCCGCGCTGTAACGTCCACGATCTCAAAGGTATTATCTGTTGACACGATGGTGGTAAAGAAACTTTCGCCCGCGCTCAGCACAGGGAACGCAGCACCAGTACCCGCAGCCAGTGTGACCTGCGTGTCCGTGTCGGTGATAGCGACAGCGAGAAACCCGCGCGCGTTGTTCTTCAGTTTAACCGCCATTAACAGACTCCGTCATCATACGAAGGGCCGCATCTGAACTGCCATAGTCCCACGCATGTTGCCCAAATTAGCACGTGCCCTGCGCTCTGTCACGTGTGAAAGGTACTGCTTGGCGTGGTAGGAGGCCAGCTCTCGGTCACCCCACGCTTCGTTTGGTAATACCAGAAGTTCCTGCAAAGCACCATGGAACAATACGTCTTCGATCTCATCAAATAGATATTGTGGCATACCGTCGGCAGTTCGCTTTGGCTTCAGAGCGTACACCAGCCGCAGCCGGTACGTATCGTCGTCGTCCGGAAGGGGTAGCAGGATGTACTGGTCTGGAGTTAGCTGCGTCATTGCACGTGGCTCTGACGCCCCATCCAGTGCCGCCTCAGGCATCTGGAACACCGCCCCAGCGTTGAGGCCCTGCTCGTTGTAACCCGCCTCGTTGAGCGCTCCTGAGCCAGCCCATAGCTCCTCGTACGGCACACCTGCGTACAGGTCGGCCCACTGCGGGTATTTGTGCAGGGCTTGCTCCAGTGTCAGCCGCTCCAGCGGGCTGTCATTGATGGTTGCTTCGAACACAACATGGACGTCGGTGTTCTGTGGCTTGCGGTAAAAGTACTCGTGCACACCCGGGCTCACGATTGCCGTAGGCTCAGCGTGCCGCCAGAACAGCGTGCGCTCGCAAGACCGGATCGCAGTGTTGCGGATCGCCTGCTCCATGAGCGGCTGCGGGCACCCCGGTACACTGGAGTTAATCCGCGGGATGAGTGAGCTGAACGCGCGATCTGCCATTACACCACCTGTTTCGGGTCTAGGCTGCCCGCGTCTGTGTCAGTCAGCTGCTGGGTTTTCATGTCAGCGATGAGGTCTTGGACGAACGCATCGTTGAAAAGTTTCGCCCGCCCAGAGTTCACGTGCTCGTCGTCAATCGACTGGGTCAGGTACACGATGCCGTTTATAAGCGTCGGCATGTACGCATCGCCGGGCACAGTGATCGTGTCCCCCAACGCATACGGCGCAGGTGTCTCAGAATACTCGGCAACCAGAACGGTGCCGCTCTGGGGCGCCGGGTACAGGAAGAACATACCGGGGTTCCGGACATGCCGAACGTAGTTCACAGGTACCCCCGCGGACGACGAGCGCCACATCGGGGCTGTCTGGTCGAGTGCGTCCTTGTTCACCTCGGTGATTACCCCGCCGCCCTGCACGTTGTAGATTTCTACAAGGCGAATAGCAGTGGTAGGTATGCGCTGTATCACAGTGCCAGCGACAGTCGGGATTTCCCCGATCACAGTGAACAAGTCTGGCCGAATCGTGGCCATCCGTCGTACGGTCTGATTGAGGAAACGCAGCAGCACCGCATCGGAGTACCGATACGGCGCGCGAGTATCCTGCACCAGCGTGCGGACTTCGGTTATGACCTCAGCAACTGTCATTCAGGCAGGTCCCTTGACGCGTCGGCTTCTATCTCGGACGAAGTATACTTCGGTTCTTCCGGGATGTCATCTGTCGAAATATCAAGACCCGTTGCGCGCTTAGCGCGTGTCTTCTTGACGAGCTCCTTAGGTACCGAACGCTCGGGGAACGCTTCTTCCTCGGTGACTTCAAAGAGCTTGGGGTTCCGTGACAGGTCTGGGGTCCACCCGAAGATGTACCCATCGTCTGCGTGCTTGAGCCAACGCTGTGTCATTTTTTGGTCCTTTTCCCTGAGGGTTTTACTGGCCAGCTCTTTCGCTCTGGTCCGGTCTTCTTGGTAGACATACTACGTTTCTCCGCAGCAGTCATCTTGCTTGCTGCTTTCTGCGGTCTGCAGGCTGGGTACGAGCGACTGGACTTCTCAGACCCGGAACGGCCGCAGGGCTTGCCGGTCTTCACGTCGACCCACTTCTCCCCGAACCATTTGCCGAGGCCGCCCTTGCTCATTTCTTCACCCGGTTGTCTGGGCCTTTCCAACCGCCGCCGCGTTTCTTGTACTCCTTGGAGGCCCACGCATTAGCGTACGCGCTCGGGTACACATCGAACTTCTTCTTGGCCTGCGCCTTGACGCTCGACCAAAGCGATGGGTTGGTCGGCTTGGGGGAACCTTTGTCTGCCATCAGCACTTCCACGCTCTGAGGGATTTATTGATCCGGCTGTTCGGGTCGTTGGCGGTCTTGGCAGAGGTGAGCTTTTTCTTCATGCCCTCCATCCGCGCGCAGAACGACTTCTTACGCGAGCCGCCCTCAGGCTGCGGGGCCTTGAGTCCCGGCTTACCCGGGTTGGCCTTGTTGTAGGACGCGCGCCCCTTGGCGTTCAGGCCCCCCTTCGGGTCCTTGCCTTCCTTGCGGGTCCAAGCAGGGCTCTTAGCCATTACGCAATCCTATTCACTACGAGGATAACCGCAGGTATCACTGGGCGGTTGTAGGGCACAGTCTGTGCATCTACATGGTGCAAAGTCACCCCGGCGTTTTCCACAGCAACGACGACTTCAAGGTACTGCCCCGCTGTGACTTGTAGGAGTCCGGTAACAGCCTGACAAGTAACGCCGCCGTCAGAAGACTTGGGTATCACCAGCTCAGACGCTGAGTTCGGGATGTCCGTACCGTTCAGTCGGAACCACACCTCCGCGTCGTGGTCATTGTTATCGGTGTTCTGAAACTGAAGGCGGGATGCAATCTCGTACACCCCTGCAGCCGCAAACGTGATCCGCGTACTGCTCGTGACCGACACCCCAGCTGCAAGCCCGGTTGTGTCGAACTCTACAACTGTAGCTGTATCTGCAGTAAATGTCTGGTCGCTGAGGTCGTAGAAGATTCCGTGCGCCCGCCCGGTCACGTCGCCAAAGGCCACGCTGATTGGGTCTCCGGGCTGCAGCGCGCTATCAGCCAGCGCACCCTGCGCGGCTGTGGCGGAGTCTCCGGGCTGCAGCGCGCTATCAGCCAGCGCACCCTGCGCGGCTGTGGCGAAGCTGCCTGTGGCGGCAAGCGCGGCAGTCCCGAGACCAAGCTCAGCCCGCGCCTGCGCGGGGTCAGTAAAATCTATCTTGGGGATAACCACCGAGCCAGTCCCATTGGGGCTCAAGGTGATGTCACCGTTCTCGTCAATGCTGCTGATCGTGTTGCCCGCGATGCGTACGTTGCCAGCCGAGGCGGACACTGTACCGACCTTCAGGGCTGTGGCAACGCCCGTGCCGCTGTAGACGACCTTCTCGGTAGCCGCCGGCCCGCCGTCGACGTGCAGCAGCTGGCTGTACGTGTCTTTGATTTTGTTCGCTGTCAGGTTGGTAGTCATCGCGCACACCCCAAATGGTAGGTGGGGCCCCGAAGGGCCCCGACCGTTATGTTACGTTTGGAATCGTGCCGAGATCGGCACCCATGTTGACCACGGCCAGCGACACTTTGATGCGAGCTGCATCGGTAGCGGCTGTGTTGACAGTCAGCAGTACGCCTGTGTCGACTGCAGCGTAGTACGCCCCGGTCGCCAGAGCGGCGGTGGTGCCGACTGCAGCGTTTACGTCAACATCGTTGCCCCAGAGCGCGGGAGTACCCGTCACACCAAGGTCGATGGTAGCTACTGCGCCTTCAGCACGTACAACAGTGACGGCAGTCGCCACCACGTACGCACCTGCGGGCAGCGTGCCAATGACCAGCGTGTCCGCGGCTCCCAGAGCAGCGGCGCTTGCAGCAGAACGAGCTGCTGCAATCTTGGCGAAGTCGAGATCAATCTCGATGACGCTCACGCGGTCGGTGTAGTTGGCTGTGAAGCCTGCGGAGTTCTTATAGAACCCCAACGAGTCGGTGTAAGCAACCATTGGTCAGCCCTCCTTACGCGAAGTTTACGACTGCAGTGGACAGCGCCTCAGGCTTCACAACCTGATAACCGTACACCTGCATACCGCGGATGATATTGCCGAACGTCGACTGAGCACGGAGAGTTTCCATCTCGGTCATCTGTGTGGCAAAGGTGAAGCCCATCTTGTGGCCAGCGATGACCGAAGTATTACCACCGGTAACATTCAGGTTGTGGCTAACGTAGATGGTGAAGCGGTCGATCATGCCAAGACGGCCGTTGCGCAGCGGAGTAGTGCTGTCACCGGTCAGCGAGGCATCCTTCAGCTCGGACTTCTTAATGAGGCCCGCAGCACGTGCTGGGACCACAAGAAAGCGGTCGCTCTCGGGGCAGTTCGCCTCGTCCAGCACAGTACCCATATCGACGATCAGGTCGACGATGGACACAGTCGAAGACACGCCGTCCTTGGTGATGGTCAGCGGAGCGCCAGCCGTACCAAGGTTAAACGCGCTAGACTTAGCACCGGCAGTGACGCCGCGGTTGGATGTGCCTACGCCGGGCAGCAGATCGGTCAGCACGCGCTGGTCGATCTTGATCTTCATCTGCTCGGATGCGTCTTTCGACCACATGTCCATCAGATTAACATCGGTCTGCACCTTATCCACATCGTCTTCGATGCAGGAGAAGTACTCGCCTTTGTCGATGACCAGCTGAATCTTCGGCTTGTCAGGGTTTTCTACGACAAGGTTCTGGCCCTTGACGTATTCACGGATCGTGATGTTGGGCTGAGTACGGATATTAACCGTATCGCCCATGCTCTTGATCTCGCCTTCGTAGTCGGTGTTCGAGATCGCTGCGAGCACAGTGGCGTCGTAGAAGTTCTCGATCAGTTTGCCGGACCAAATCTCAGGGATGAAGTTCCCGGAGTAGTTGGGCCGGCCGGGGGAAACGGGGTACGCCATGTTGGGCTCCTATCTAACCGTTGGTGATGCGACCTTCGCGCTGTGCGGCGAAGATGTCACGTTCAATGCGAGCACGCTCCTCGTCCTTGCCCTTGAAGCGCCCTTGACGGACATCCGCGTAGAACTGCGCGATGGCCTCGGGGTTGTAGGTCTTACCGGGTGAGCCGCTCGGGGTACTACCCGACCGCCCTTTACCGGGGGAGACTTGCTTCTCAAGCTGACTTGCGGCGGCGTGCCGAGTGGTCTGAGCAACAGATTGGCCTGCTTGGCCCTGCCAAGTCTCAAAGAACTGAGCAACGCGGCGCGCGTCTTGGCTGCGCTGTGCGTTGTCGAGGAAGGTCTGACGGGTCAATCCCGACAGTGGGTCTACCTCTAACAGCCAACTATGGAACCCTTGGTTGGCATTGATATCACGCCAATCTGGCGCAAGCCGTCCTAGTTCCGCCCAAAAACTCTGCTCAGCAGAATGTGCTTGGTTCTGCACAACCTGCTCTACACGGGGGAGTACGCTTGTCTGGAGCTGGCGGAGTGTACCACGCAGTTCCTCGATCTCTTTAGCCTGTGCCAGAGTTTCCTCACGGGTAACTCGCCGCATCAGATCAACAGAATCGCCGTAATCCTCCACGTCCTGCTCTGTTACGAACTTCTGACCAGAGTCAATCCGGGTCGTCGGTTGCGCGGAGAGCGTAGACATGAGCTGTTCTATTTGGGTCAGTCGGGTGCTCAACTGCTGGTTCTCGGCCCGTAACCGGGCTGTATCAGCGTTATACATACCCTGAAGGGTGCGGTAACGCTGCTCAGCAGTCTCTTGGGTCTGGTTGTCCTTTTGCCCGTGCTCGGTAGGCTGGGACGCGGGTGCCTCCTCCGTCTCACTGTCGGCTTCTACAGGCTGTACGAGTTCCTCACCTTCCGCTACCTCAGTAACGGAATCGGTGTTGAGTTCTTCATACAGCTTGGCGACGGCCTCAGACTGTTTACGGACTTGTGCTGGCATAGCCATGTTGAACGCTCCTCTCGGTGTGCGCGGTTAAACGGTCAGCTACCCCTC